TGTTTGATTGGTCTAGCATTTGCAGGTGATTTCACCATAGATCGTCCCACCCGAGCACCTTGAAGGAAATAAGTGTCTCTTGAAGGACGTTGCACTTGTCTGTATAATAGAGTATAACCGCTTATAACTTGAGACTCACCCTCTCAGGGATCCCTAAAGGGAACGCTGCGCCGATACCCCGACTAGAGGATTTTCCTCTAAATCGGTTAAGTATAAAGAATATGACATCCTTCGATGTATTCACTAATCAGAAAACCATACATAATGATTCTCATCATAGTACATCTAGAACGTCATCCGGCAAGGGCCATAAGGCCCTAAACCGCGATTTCTTAATTCGGTCATTCATCACTGCGGTACGAAGAATTTTCACATTCTCGCCCTTGGCGACAAACAAGCGATTAAGAGATTTCTTTATCCTTACTCCTTGGAAGTGAATAACTTCCGAGGGGCCGGCGGGGCTTAAGGCTTGAAAAGGCCTTATGTCTTTCGTTATTAGGCGGATATTGGAATCGAAGACCTTGAATCCAAGGCCCTCAAGACGCGTACCTCCCTGCGTTTGGTCCTTCATTAGAAGGGCCCAGCGCTCAGAGCGAGAAACCCTGTGGGCTTTGTCTCTTTGCAACTCTTACCGTTTAATTCGGTTAGAGCCGGATTGTAACGTAAACACAGTTACAAGTCCGGGCAAAGTAGATTTGGACTGATTAGCGGACCGCGAGGTCCAGCTGCTCAGCGGTATACGGAACTTCATAGAACTTAATTCTTTAAAAGAGATAAGTCCTATGGATTCGTTCAAGTGAGTGGTGTCAAACAAAGGTGGACCTAACGGAAAACCCGCGTGGAAACGCTACGAGCAAGATGCTCAAGCTATCTCCCGCTCAGATTTGGGCGTTGTACTTGCCCAGTTCGTAGAACTAGTCGGATTGAATGCCGACCAAATCTGGTGGGGGATGACGAAAATCTCGGGTGGAGCCTCTAGACCAAAACTGGATCTAGTAGTTCCTTGGTATCATCAATTGAGAGATTATCTCTCTTTGATAGATACCGCCCCGGGTACTTTAGAAATGGTTCGAAAACCAGACCATGTACATTCTCGCCTTGCCTTTATCCCCGATAAGGGAGGTAAAGACCGGGTAATAGCTATGGGAGATGTTTATTCCCAGACGCTATTGAAACCTATTCATGATTTCATTTTTAGAATACTCGAAAGAGTACCTGAAGATGGGACTCATGACCAGGATTCCGTAAGGGAGCAAGTAAGGGAGTGAAGTAAAACCTCCAATGTCTTGTTCTCTTTGGATATGACTGCGTGTACTGATCGTATGCCTGTGACCTTCCAGGCTTATGTTCTCTCGCGTACCATATTTGACACGAGCCAAGCTCTGGCTTGATGGCGGATTATCGCAAAGAGAGATTTCTACTTTAAATCAGGTAAAACCTGATTTAAAACTAGATACTCAGTTGGAC